AAAAAAAAACGACGCCGGTGAATGGCGCTGGGAAATGATTCTGCTGGCGGCGAAGAGGGTGCTTGGGCTGACAGTGGATGAATTTTGGCACTTGACACCGACTGTGTTTCATGCACTGCTGGAAGAAACGATCGGTGAAAATGGGCAAGCGCCGCGCAAAGTGCAATTCGCAGACGAAATTGGCTGGTAAGAAGGTGAGAAGATGTCAATCAGGGTAAGCGGCATTACGCTGCGCGTGGAAGGTGCAGAGCAGTTTGCGAGCCAGCTGGACACGGCGAACAAGGCAATGCGCCGGAACGCGGCGGAAATGAAATTGCTGGAAGCGACATATGCCAATTCCAAAAACAGCGACTACTTTGGCAAGCAGTCGGAACTGCTGACGAAGCAGCTGGAGGAGCAGCGCAAGAAAACCGCGACGCTCCAACAGGCGCGGGATGCCTATGCACAGACGCCCGGTGCGGATGCAAGCAAGCTGGAACAGCTGGATTTGAAAATCCTGAAATCGCAGACGGATGAAGCGAAGCTGACGGCGGAAATTCAGAAATGCAATGCGGCGATGCAGAAGGCGCAGGAACAGCAGCAGGCGCTGGGGGATGCGACGGAGGAAACGGGACAGGCGGCGGATGATGCAGCATCCGCACAGGCAAATCTGGCGGAATCAACCAGTGAAGCCGGAAACCAGCAGCGCAGTGCGGCGGAAAATGCGAAGCACTACGGTGAGGCACTGGACAAGCTGGCGAAAGGCGCGACGCAGGCGGGCAAGGCGCTGACGAAGGTGCTGACGCTGCCGATTGTCGGCATGGGAACAGCAAGCGTCAAATACGGCATGGAGCTGGAAGATGCGGTCTATGAGGTGGCGACGCTTCCGGGTGTGCTGAGCGGCACGCAGGAGCAGCGGCAGCAGCAGATTCGAGACTTGACGGATGAGCTGATAGATGCCAGCAATGATGCGCACACAGCGGCGACGGAGCTGGCAAGCGCGACCTATGATGCCATCAGCGCAGGTGTTGCGCCGGAGGATGCGGCGTACTGGGCAGAGCGGGCGGCTATGGCGGGCAAGGCAGGTCGCTCGGACGCTTCGACGGTCATCAATGGCGCGTCCTCCATCTACAATGCGTGGGGTGAGAAAGCGAGCGGCGGTCTGGATCACATTCTGGACAGCATGATAACGGCGCAGAACTTGGGCAAAACGACGGTCGGCGAGCTGTCCTCGCAGATTGGTCAGGTGTCCGGTCTTGCGCCGCAGTTGAGCTTGTCGATGGAGGAAGTGCTGTCGAGTGTCGCGGCGCTGACGGCAGGCGGCTTGTCTACTTCCAGTGCCATCACGGGCTTGCGCGGTGTGTTGTCTGCTGTTATCAAGCCGACATCTGAAGCGGCAGAAATGGCAAAGGAACTGGGCATCGACTTTTCTGCGGCCGGACTGAAAGCGAAAGGGTTCACCGGCTTCTTGGCGGAAATCGCTTCGGTGACAGAAGGCGATTCGGAGAAGCTGGGCAAGCTGTTCGGCAGCGTCGAAGGCTTGAACGCCGTCATGATGCTTGGCACAACGGCGGCGGACAAGTATCACAGCATTTTGGCGGAAATGACCAGTGCATCCGGCACACTGGATGCAGCGTTTGAGACGCGCGTCTCCAGCCGATCGGCACAGCTGGAAGGTGCGATGAACCGACTCAAAAATACCGGTGTGGAGCTTGCACAGAATCTGTATCCGGCGGTCGATGCTGTTACGAACGCGATTGGCGGCGTCGCGGATTATGATGGACAGCTGGACGCAGGCACACAGCAGACAATCGTGAATCTGGGACTGATGGCGGCGGCACTCGGCCCGACGCTGACGGGCATCGGGAAAATGATTACGGCAGGCAAGGTGCTGGCGAGCGTCATGACCGGCCCGTTTGGCTGGGCTGCGGCGGGTGTAGCGCTGATCGGCGGCGGACTGACGCTTGCCATCAAGGCAGCCGGGGCAGAAGCGGAAGAGTTTCGCAACCGCGCGGACGCATTTGAACTGGATTTTGAAGCACCGGATGCCGTGTCGATGCAGGAAGCGATTCAGAAGAACCTCGACCAAATCAATCTGGAGTACAAGAATGGAATTAAGCTGACCAGCAACGTCTGGACGGACATCGGAAAACAGGTTCAGGAAGCGTTCGATTCGGCGGTGGCGGACGGGAAAATTGATGCCTCGGAGTATGCGGATCTGTCCGTCAAGGTCGGTGTACGCATCATGGCAGAAGCAAATGACGGCGCAACCAGCGACGACGTGGGTGTCCGGGAAGTCGCTACGCAGTTGCAGAACGCAGTAGCGGATTATAACGCGCTGCTTCAAACGGTGTACCGCAAAGGTAATTCTGCGACGGATGAAGAACTAAACGCGCTTCAGGCGGCGCTGGATCGCGTGATGGCACTGCGCAACCAGATGATGGGGCTGGAAGCCGAAACGGAGAGCTTGGAGGCATCCACCTACAAGTCGTATTTCGACCTTGTAGCAAGCGGTCACGGTTCGGAGGAGGCTGTCGCATCGGCTGCGGCATATGCAATTGGCGTTTACCAGCAGAAGATGGCGGAAATTGAAGCCCAGCGTAAAGCTGAAATTGCAATTTCGGACGAACGTCAGGCTGAGGCACGCGAAGCAGGTGCAAGTGACGAGGAGCTGACGGCGTATGATGCGGCACTGGCTGAACGGCAGACGGAACTGAATACAGCGGAGAATGAAGTGAATGCGCAATTTCAGGCGGATGTGGCGGCTATTCTGGAAGGAATGGCTAAACAGAACCCGGAAGCGTGGCAGTATATTCAGACCGGCGGCGAGCAAATCCGACTTCTGTCCTCTATGCAGGCAGCTATGCAGGCTGACTCGATGAATTTCGCAGAAAATTGGCTGCGAGACAATATGACACCGGAGCTGCTGACCACTTATGCCTCCTACGGCGAAAAGTATGGATTGAACTGGTGGAATGACCCGGAGCAGGTGAGAAAATATGCGGCTGACCCTTCGCAAATGTCTGGATTTGACCTCGGCAACACATACAGAGCGTTAAACGAAGGTATACGCGAAGCGCACGCATCGTGGCTTGAACAGGATGCACAGGAAGGCATGGACGCTATCAATGGCGTTATGGCATCCCTGCTTGAAAACGGATTCTCGCTGGACAGCATCGACGCATCCTCTGCCACCGGCGTTCTTGCTGACTACATGCGCCTGATGCTCTTTGCAGACAACGGGGTCGATGCGCTTGGCTCGGACGCGATGGAAGCCATCGGCAGCGGCATTACAGAGAGTTCGCAGGGGCTGCAGGAAACGACGCAGGATGCGGTTGCGCCGGTACAGGAAACGCTGGATGACCTGTCGAACCAGGAGAAAACAGGCAAGGCGGTCGGTGTGTCGCTGGCGGCGGGCATTCTGTCCTCGAAGCGAATGACGCAGTAGGCTGCCGCGGAAATCCGCGATGCGGTCAACAGCACACTGGCGGGCATCGGCTTCAGCGGGACGCTGACGCTGCCGGGCACGGGGCTGATTCAGCGCAGCGGGCTTCTTCCGTCAACGACCTATGTGGGCGGCAATACGGACTTCTCCACCAACGTGGTCATCCGCAGCGCGAACTTCCAGAGCCAGACGACACCCAGAGTGTTCGCGGAACAGGTGTCGGCGCTCAACCGGGCGAAGCTGGCGGGGTATGGCGTAACATAAGAAAAGAGGGGCGGCATTCCGTCCCTCCGGTGATTAGCTTGCCTGCTCTGCAATCAGCATTTCTTTGAGCCGCCCGGTGCTTTCGATGATTTCGAGAAGCAAAGCGTCGTCGATGCGGTCGGTTTTCGATTGGAAGTTGCTGCGCTGGCAGATGATGTTCAGTGCCTCACCAATCAGGTCAACCTCTTGGAGAATCTGCTTCGTATCCATCATGAAAAATACCCTCCTATATTCGCAAAATCTTGACTTTTTGCGTCCGGGATGGTATGATGGAAAAGGATTTCATACCGTCCTCGGACGCGTTGAGATTACGGGATAACGTGGCTGTTTTGTTTGTGAGACGTGGCAGTCGCGTTATTTTTTTGTCTCAGCGTAAAGCCTTTCAATCCCCATGCGAAAAACTTCTGGTATATTTGTTCCGAAATGCTGTGCAAGCTCTTCGAGTTTTTTCGCGTCTTCTTCGTTCATACGGATGCAATAGCGTTTCGTCTTGGGATTTTCGACTTTTGGCCGCCCTGTTCGTGGACTCATTCAATCACCTCCCGTGTGCCACAACGTCATTATAATAAATGTCGGCTCAAAAGTCAATAGAAGCCACGAATTTTTGCTGACATTTATTCAAAGACCTCTTGACAATGGTGTAACACCATGCTATAATAGAATCATCAAACAGGAAAGGAGGGAAAGCCAATGAGCCGCAAGCAGCAGAAACGCCGCAGCGAGAACGCCACTTCCACAAAGCTGGTTCTCGCTACGGCGCTGGTGAATCTGGTCGCCGCCGTTGTGAAGCTGATTTCTGAGCTTCTCAATCGGTAACAGATTCGCCGGGTACG